AGAGCCGGATGTTAACTGGACTCGGTCACGATCGAATACTTAGTCTAACAGACAAGTTTGTACGTAGAGGCGGCATCACCCTCAAGGAGAAACGCAACCTCGAATATTTATGGAAACCTTATGAAATGCTTGGCGGCAACGGCGATTGCAAGATTGGCTATGACGCATGCCAGAAGCTTGACGTCATATCCGAAGATGCCGCCGAAGAACTTGATATCGAATACAAGAGAAAGGAGTATGGGCTTAACCGATGAAGAATAGTACATACGATAAATTCAAATGGGTAGCTCAGTATTTGCTCCCAGGTCTCGCTACACTATATTTCACTCTGTCTAAGCTGTGGGGTCTGCCCTATCCCGCAGAGATAACCGGCACGTTGTCGGCGATTGACGTGTTTCTGGGCGGACTACTCGGTATCAGCTCAATGAAATATCAGCAGAGTCTTGTCGAAGAAAACGGAGGTGCTCTAAGTGGCAATAGTTCAAAATAGGGGCGATTCCGAACTTTATCATTATGGAACACCACGTCATAGTGGAAGATATCCATACGGTTCGGGCGAGAATCCAAGGGCTTACCTCGAAGATCACGGAATGACACGCGGGGATCTTAATGAAGTCGGTACTAAAACCAAAAATAAAACAGCGTCTGGTTCTGATGGTGTGGCATTTGCGTCCAGAAAATACATCTCTAATGAGATGAGAGCGAAAATACAAAACGCCTCTGCCAAAGAAATAAACGATATGTTTTATGCCCGTGTTAAAGATCCAAACGCTAGTTATAATTCTTTTAAGAAAAAAGGCTATAGCGACAGCGAGGCTGAGCAGGCAAACGCCGAATTATACAAAACTTTATGGGCGAACAAATATATCAAGAACGGCGATTGGACTATCGGTAAAGATGACGGTTCTATAAACTACCAACTTCGTAATATGGTGCACAGCTATTATAAGTCTGGAGAGCCTTATGATTTGTCCAAAGTGAAAAAATCCATCGGCAAAATGAGTAATATGGAGCTGAGCTATGCTCTTAACGACGTTGTGCGCGATAGGAAAAAATATATTGCCGATCTTCAAAACAAATACGGTTATACAGAAGCGCAAGCTAAAAAAACCGTTAGCACTCTTACCGATACGATAATGACTGAAGCCAAGGCTAAAAACCTACCATTAGCTAAAACAACATCTGCTCTTAGTCACGTTCCAGGCACCAAAGCACATGCGGCTATGCGGCACGAAGATGAATCGGATGAATTATATCATCGCGGCGTAGAAAAACGTAGTGGTAGATATCCATACGGTTCGGGAGAGAATCCAAGAGCATATCTTGGCGATCACGGCATAACTCTTAGCGAGTATAACGAATCCAAAGGCCGCCTCAGCTCAGCTGCGTCGAAGGTAAAGGCTATAAGCGACAAACGAAAAAGAAAAGTCGAGGAAAAGAAACGCCGTAAGTTAGAAGAAGAAAAAACCAAAGTTATAAGATCTGGGTCCGTTAAGATGGTTAAGCAAAATCTCGACATTCTTGATAACAGGGAACTGGAAGCCGCGGTTTACAGAGCCAGGCTTGTGAAAGAGTTAAACGACGTTGATCGTTCCAGGTTGTCCAACATTACCCATAGAATGGAAAATACGTCTCGCGCCATCAACGCTGGTGCAAATTTATATAACAGCGTTGCCAGCGTTCAAAACGCGGTAAATTCCACTCGTGACGCCGATAAAAAGAAGAAGTCTTGGCCTCATATTAACATTAAAAACCAGAACAATGACAAAAACAATAAACGTAATAGACGTAATAACCGAAACAACGGAAATAACGGAAATAACGGAAATAACGGAAACTAAACTCTGAGGTTTAATTAATGTTATCAAACACAGCCGTACCTAAATATTACGGACAGTTCAGAGAAGCGGTAATGCGGGGCGAGATCCCGGTCTGTCGCGAAATATCGATGGAAATGAACCGGATCGATGCCCTGATAGCAAACCCGAACATCTACTACGACGACCGCAAAGTAGAAGGTTGGATTGCGTTCTGCGAAAACGAACTGACGTTAACCGACGGGTCGGATCTACGTCTTCTCGATACGTTTAAGCTATGGGGAGAACAGGTATTTGGTTGGTATTACTTCGTAGAACGATCCGTCTATACTCCATATCCAGATGGACACGGAGGACGCTATGTAAGAAAAAGAATAAAGAAGCGACTGATAAACAAGCAATACCTTATCGTCGCTCGTGGAGCAGCAAAGTCCATGTATGCATCATGCATACAGGCATATTACCTGACCGTTAATCCAAAAACAACACAGCAGGTAACAACGGCCCCTACTGTGCAGCAGTCAGAAGCGGTCATGTCACCGATCAAGACTGCCATAACCAGAAAAAAAGGACCTTTGCTCAGATTCATGTCTGAAGGTTCGCTACAAAATACCACTGGTCCTCGTATATACCGACCAAAGTTATTGCCAACAAAGAAAGGAATAGAGAATTTCCTGACCAACTCCATTCTCGAAGTGATTCCCATGACCGTTGATAATGTTCAGGGTTCACGTGCATGTATTTTCACGATGGACGAATGGCTTTCATGTGATATTCGAGAGGACATCGTTGGCGCCGCCGAACAGAGTGCCAGTAAGAGCGAGTTTGACTATCTTATCCTTGCAATAAGTTCTGAGGGAACTGTGCGAAATGGCTGTGGCGACACGATTAAGATGGAGCTGATGGACATTCTCAAAGGTAAATATGTCAATCCGCATGTTTCGATTTGGTATTACAGGCTTGATGACATCAAAGAAGTATCGGATCCGTCTATGTGGCTTAAAGCCAATCCGAATCTTGGTAAGACCGTTTCGTATGAAACATATCAGCTTGAGGTGGAACGTGCGGAAAACGCTCCAGCGACAAAAAACGATACGTTAGCAAAGCGATTTGGTATACCGGCAGAGGGTTACACATACTTCTTTACTTACGAGGAAACGTTACCGCATAGGTACAGAGAGTTCTGGAAAATGCCATGCGCGCTTGGCGCCGACTTATCACAGGGCGATGACTTCTGTGCATTTACGTTTCTGTTTCCATTACAAAATGGCTGCTTCGGCGTGAAGACCAGAAGCTATATCACGAGCACAACTCTAATGAAACTGCCGGGCGCCATGCGTAACAAATATGAAGAGTTCATCAAAGAAGGAACACTGATGATCATGGAAGGCGTGGTTCTCGATCTCGACGAGGTATATGAGGATCTCGATGCCATGATCATCGAGAAACAGTACGATGTACGATGCTTTGGATATGACCCGTACAATGCGAAGTCGTTTGTCGAACGATGGGAGCGTGAGAACGGTCCGTATGGCATAGAGAAGGTTATTCAGGGAGCTCGTACCGAGTCGGTTCCTCTTAGTGAACTTAAGAACCTTGCAGAAGAGAGAATGCTTCTGTTCGACGAGTCACTCATGAGCTTTACCATGGGCAACTGCATCACCATCGAGGACACCAATGGCAATCGTAAGCTGTTGAAGAAGCGTTATGAACAGAAGATCGATAACGTGTCAGCGATGATGGATGCTTACGTTGCTTACAAGCTGTACAAGGAAGCGTTCGAATAGAAACAATCAAAATGAGGTGTATAATGAAAAACGATGAAATGCTTAATCGAGCTAAACAGTTGGTGCTTGATTATTTTAACGCAAATGTGGACGTCACCAACAACTTTAAATTGACCGTCGATGACGTTTTTATTGTCTGGTTTTGCAAAACTTTGCAGAATTGGAAGGCGCTGGTGAGCACCACCGTCAGTGACGGCAAATACTACGAAGTTACACATAACGGCGATAAAAACGAAACGTATCTTGACGTGTACGTGAAGCTGCATAACGAAGCGATACCGGATAGGTGATGAAGTAACACAAAGTAAAGGAGGTGGTGATACGAAATGAGTAGGTTAGTTTGGGATAATCATGGCGAACATTTTTACGAAACCGGCGTTTCTCATTGTGCGTACTACGTCGCACAGCCAAACGGCACATATGGCGAAGGTCATGTGTGGAACGGCATAACTTCCATTTCGGAAAATCCGACCGGTGCGGAATCAACCGACCTCTATGCGGATAACATCAAGTATCTGGCTCTTCGGTCTGCTGAAACGTATGAATCAACCATCGAAGCATACCATCGACCGGATGGATTTGGCGTATGTGATGGTGTTGGCGGAGCTATTCCCGGACTCGGTCTCGGACAGCAGCCAAGAAAACGATTCGGTTATACGTATCAGACTCTTATTGGAAATGATGCCCTAAAAGAGGACTACGGTTATTTGCTCCATATCGTTTATGGTGCAACAGCAAGTCCTTCGGAAAAGTCATATTCGACCGTTAACGATTCACCGGAAGCGGTCACGTTCAGCTGGGAAATCAATACGACACCGGTCGTTCTTGATGGATATAAGCCAACCGCTACCGTGACCGTCGATTCGACGCTGGCAGACCAAAATAGTCTAACGGAGCTTATGGACATCCTGTACGGTACCGACGAAATCGCCGCCCGCTTGCCGTTACTGACGGAAGTGATTGCAATAATGGGTGTACGACCGTCGAATGACCTGTATCCATCAAATGATCTTTATCCGTAACGAGGTATAAAATCAATGTCTTATTCAAGAATCAATTGGGAGAACAAGCCGTCAACGAATACTCCTATAAATGCTGAAAACTTAAACAAAATGGATGCTGGAATAGCGGCTGTTACAGCATCCGAAGAAGAAACCGCGACTAAGGTTTCCGTTCTAGAAGGTCGAGTAGATGAGATTACTACTCTTCCCGAAGGAAGCACAACCGGTGATGCTGAACTAGCGGATATCCGTGTTGGCGAAGACGGCACGACGTATCAGAATGCTGGTACTGCTGTAAGGACTCAGTTCGCTAAGGTAAAGAGCGATTTAATTCACTCCGCAAGAGTATTGGAAGCTATTTCTACTCCGGTAACAACGGATGTCACCGGAGTAAGAACCGAGAGTACATTTATCAACACGCGGGGTGTCGTTGACAATACGGGCGCTAGTTTTTACACATATGCCGCAGATGTTACAGCGGGAATAGAATACATAGTTAACGGATATGCCGCGCAGAATTGTTATTTATACATTTTTACGGATAGCAACGGGAATACTATACATAAAAGTGACGAAAAGGGCGCAAGCGGTGGCACAAATTATAGTGGTGTATTAGTTGTGGCACCGGCAAATGCTACGAAGCTAATCGTTGATGGCAATGTGGGCGGTACAAGGACACCCGCATATATCGGAACGTTAAATAAATACATTCCTACAGATTCCGATAAAATACCAACCGCAGAAACAGCAATAATACCGTCAATCCTATTCCCACACTATCCGGTTATTGATTCGGTCAACAAAAAGATAACAATACCAAGGGAAACGATTATTGTTGATAAAAGGACGTCAAACGGGAATTATTATGTTTTAGCTGAAACACAGGTGGTTGATTACTCGGGCATCGCAAGTTCTGCGCTTAAGGTATACTATGATGTCTCAGAAAACACATTTGTTGCGTCAGCATATACTGCCGTTATGGATGCAAGCAAGCATTTACTCTTTATGTTGATCAGAAGCAGCGATCCATCACCTAATCATATTACTATTTCGACCGGATTCCCAGTTATTATCGATGGTATGATTAACGGCGTGGTACACGATGAAAATATTAATGTTAAATCGATTAACCACAGGGGCTTAATGCAGTACGCTCCGGAGAATACGCTGGTTGCGTTCAGTTACTCCAAAATGGCTGGGTTTGATGCTGTCGAGACTGATGTGCGCTTTACTAGCGATGGTGTCCCAGTATTACTACATGATACCACAATCAACAGGACCGCACGAAACGCAGATGGTTCAGAACTGCAAAGCGATGTAAACATCGCAGATATTACATATGCGCAGGCATTAACATATGATTTTGGAATCTATAAGAACGCTCAGTTCGCAGGCACAAGGATACCGTCATTTGAACAGTTTATAAAAACATGCCGGAAATTGGGTCTTCGGCCTTATATAGAACTTAAAACCGGTACTGAAGAACAGATTAAATCGCTGTATCCAATTACTGTTAGAAATGGGATGAAGGGCAAGTGTTCATGGATTTCATATAGTCTTGAGATGTTGGCATATATACATACCGTTGCTCCCGGTGAAAGGCTTGGCTATGTGGCATCGGCCATATTGAACAACGATACAATAGGACAGCTTGTGGCTTTGAGACAGAACAACGAGGTTTTCTATGAACTCGACACCGCAGATGGGGTTACTGACGAAGGTGTTGCGCGGTTAATTTCGGCAGATGTCCCGCTGGAATTATACACGGGAACGATAAGCAGCATAGTTAACGCGGATCCATATATTACTGGTTTTACAACTAGTTCGTTTAATGGGGGTAAGGAGTTAGCCCGTAATTGGTCGCTGTGAATAACGTAAAGGGAACTTTTTATTAGAGTTTTATATGAGGATCAAAAACCGAAAGGTTTTCCGAGGAGCTGATGCCCGCATTGGTTCCTTATTTTTTAAATTTAGATGTAACAGAATAAGTATTGAAATAGAACTTTAATTCGGTAACACAAGCTCAAAATGAGGGACCAAAACTATGTCCACCATACGTGAAGTATTAAAAAAGAAACTCGGTCTGAGTGCCAGAGGGTCTCGTCTGGTGCGAGTCCTTAAAACTGGACTTGGAGTCAACAGAGGAACGGTGATAAGCGAAGTGATAAAAGGCAGTAATAGTAAACGCCTTTATCCTTCGCTTTCTTTATATCCGGCCTCTGATGTCTATCCGACTAAAAAATAAGGAGCATACAAAATGGGTAATATCGTAAAAAGACTCAAAGAGAAGTTTGGCTCCAACGCAAAGGGAACCAGGATTGTTCGAGTGATCAAATCCGCTAATCCAGAAGCAACGGGTTCTATCATTTCGGACGCACTTGAAGCCGGAATTCCTAGCGAAGCATCCGACAACTCAGAAAATCTTGGAGATTAAATACAAAATCTAGGAGCACAGAACATGGGCGTTATAACAAGATTCAAAAATGCGTGGAACGCGTTTACCGGGCGAGATCCGACACACCGACCACCGAATTACTACGGCGGCTACTATTCTCGACCAGACCGAATACGCCTCACGAGAGGTAACGAGCGGTCTTTCATTGCTGCCGTATATACAAGGATCGCGATAGATGTTGCTGCCACCTCGTTCGAACTGGCGGAGCTTGACGAGGGCGGACGATACAGTTCCAGAATCGAGTCGGGCTTAAACGATTGCCTTAACATATCTGCAAACTTGGACCAGACCGGTCGAGCGTTTATGCAGGACGTCGTGATGTCGCTTCTCGACGAGGGGTCTGTCGCTATCGTGCCTGTCGAAACGGACATCAATCCGTATACTACCGAATCGTACGACATCTATAACATGCGTGTCGGAAAGATCACAGAGTGGTATCCGACTGATGTCCGGGTGGAAATATACAATGAGCGAATCGGACGCAAGCAGGATCTCATTCTTCCAAAGAATATAGTCGCCATCGTTGAGAACCCGTTCTACCAGATCATGAACGAGCCCAATTCGACGGCTCAGCGTTTGATTAGAGTAATCAACAATCTGGATATCCTGAATGACAACAACTGTTCGGGGAAACTGGATTTGATTATTCAGTTACCGTATGTCATCAAGTCTGATGCGAGACGAGAACAGGCGGAAGCCAGACGAAAAGACATTGAGATGCAGCTTGCCGGCTCCAAGTATGGTATTGCGTATACCGACGGAACCGAAAAGATTACTCAGCTTAACCGAGCTGTTGAGAACAACATGCTCAGTCAGGTTCAGTATTTTACCACAATGTTGTTGAATCAGCTTGGCATGCCGGAAAGCGTGTTTGACGGAACGGCAGACGAAGCTACGATGCTGAATTACTACAACAGAACGATTGAACCGATCGTCTCAGCCATTGTTGGCGAGATGAATCGTAAATTTCTTACCAAGAATGCTCGAACCCGCGGGCATTCTATTGTTTTCTTTAGGGATCCGTTCCGCTTAGTACCTGTTAACCAGATAGCTGAAATTGCCGATAAGTTTACTCGTAACGAGATCCTGTCCAGTAACGAACTGAGGCAGATTATCGGATACAAGCCGTCTGCTGACGAGAGAGCGGATGAGCTTAGAAATAAGAATATCTCACAGCCGGATGATGCCGGGCCTCCGGTGTTAGCTACGGACACCGAACAGAAAACTAAGAAAGGAGAAGCTCAAAATGGGGGCAAATAAATATGATTTTAGTGGCTGGGTCACTAAGAACGGAGTCAAGTGTAGTGACGGATTAACTATCTGTCACGACGCGTTTGCTAGTTCAG